GGGACGCGCCGCGCATACACCAATTAGACACCTTTCGCTGGCCTCGAGGTGTACTCGCGTCCTGTTAAGGCTAATTTTGTTATATAATTCATGATGTTATGATGCAGCCCGCCAACGTCTATATATGTACTTAGAACACGCGCGGCACCACGTCAATACACCTCAAAGCCCAATGTTTCAGCGCCTAAAATCGTGGAGTGTGTATGTTTTATGGGCCTTCTACGGCATTTGACATCGGTGACGCCGTGTCGTATGGCCTCGCTGGGATACACCTGCATACACCCGCAACCGACAAGGAAATCGACGATGCCGCGCCTCAATGACAAGCCGCTGACCCAGCGGATTATCGACGCCACGCCTCTACCCACGACCGGAATGATCGAATTGCGCGACCCTATCGTGCGCGGTTTGGTCGTACGCATCTATCCAAGCGGCAAGCGATCATTCAGCCTCGAATATCGGTCGCCGGTCACACGCAAGTCGACGCGCGACACTTTGGCGGCACTCTCGCTGGCGGACGCGCGCGCCCAAGCTGTCAAGAAAAAGATGCTGGTTGCGGACGGACGTGACCCAACGCGCGAAGCCAAAGAGGCGCTACAAGCCCGGCAAATTGAATATGCGCAGGCAAAGAGCGTCGCCAGTGCTCTTGACGCCTACGAGCGCGACTTTGTGAGTGGAGTGAAGAAGGCTTCGCGCCGTCAGCGCATGGCAAAGTTGCGACATGCTGTCGAGCCTTTCAACGATCGCCAGGTCGCCTCTCTGACCAAGGGCGAACTTGTTGCTCGTCTCGATGTCGTCCAATCAGAAAATGGGCCGATCGCTCGCAACCGGGCCCATAGTGAAATCCGCACTTGGCTCGGGTGGCTGCATGAGCGCGAACACATCCCGGCAATTGTTATCGTCGGCGTGAAGAAGAGAGTAGACGAAAGTGGGCGCGAGCGGACGCGTGTGCTCACCGATGCCGAGCTGGCGGCGATGCTGCCAGCGACGGCGGACAACACCCCCTTTTCCGACATTGTGCGCGTGCTGTTGCACACCGGCATGCGCAAGGGCGAAGCCGCCAGTCTGCAGCCGCGCGATCTCGACTTTGATGCTCGCACGATCAAGGTCAGGTGGGAGGTCGCCAAAACCAAATACGAACGCGTGATCCCGATGCCCGGAGCCATCGCGCCGATGCTTGAGGCGCGCGCTGATAGCCTCAAGCGTGAGGATTATATCTTTGGCAATGGCTCTGGTTTCGCATCACCTTTTTCGGGCTGGAAGGCGATCAATCGCCTGCGCGAAACCCTGCCAGATGGCGATCGTTGGACGTTGCACGACATCCGCCGCACCGTCGGCACGCGGCTTCATGACGCCGGCGTAGATAGTCTCGTTATTGAGGACTTGCTCGGCCACATCGTCATTCGGCGGGGCGTCGCCGGCATCTATAACCGATCCGTGACACTGGCCAAGCAACGCGAGGCGCTACGCGCTTGGGCCGACAGGCTCGCGCCGCTCGGCGGCGGCAATGTCGTGCCGCTTAGGCGGATTGGTTGACGCGTCCACTGTCGACCCAGGCGTCGAACTCGTTGGAGTAGAAAAGCCAGCGGTTCGAGCCTGGGCGTTTCATCGCCGGCGGCCCTTTACCGGCCAGCAACAGGCGGCGCAATGTTTCCTGGCTCATGTGGCCGCGCTCGGCCGCTTCGCGCATTTGCAGGAGTTGCCTGTGAGGGCTTTGGGTCGCCGTGCTCATTGGAAGCTCGGATCGCTGTCGTTGCCGCCGGTCGCGTCGGCCATGCCGCGCAGGAGCTCATAGACTTGCCGCGTGATCGTCGCGTCGGGCCTCGAGCACACCCGGCGGCCGAGCCGCATGCGATGGCGCGCCACGGTTTCGATCGCGTCGGCCAGCGCCCCGTCGAGCAGCCGCTGACGCTCCTCCTCCTCGCTCGGCTCGAAGCGCTTGGGCGGCTTCTCAGGCTCGGCCAGGGCCACGGCGACCGCCTGGCGGCCGAGCGCGTCGGCTGCGTCCTCGAGCTCATCGATACTGATGTTGCGCATCGCCTGGCGAAGGCGATCGGCGGCGGGCCGTTCGTTCATAATCCATACTCCCTTGCAATCCGCGGTTTGCCCGCGGCGACCAGCGGGTGCTTGGCCTCGCGCCGCTTGGCCTCGCCGATGTGGCCCTTGTCGTCCTTGGTTTTCGCCGGGTGGCAGACGGCGACGCAGAGCAATTGCCCATCGGCTGGCCTGAGCTTGCGCTTGAGATCGGCGAGCGGCCGCATGCCCTCGGGGATGACGTGGTCGATCTGATAGTCGGTCTTGCGCTTGAGCCAGACGCCGCAGCCCTCGCAATGGACGTTGCCGCTGCTATCGGTGGCGCGGCCGCGGATGGCGATCCGATCTTCCTGGGTGAACTCGCGCCGGCGGCGCGTCATGGCCGTTTCTCCGAAAGTCTTTTCAGGGTGTTTCGAGCCGCCTTTAGCGGCTCGAGTTGCTCCTGCGCTTGCTCAAGGGTCTTTTCGCCGAGGTTGACCTGCCACTGATACATGTAAGCCCAGAACCCAATGCAGCCATTGATCTCATCGATCTGCTCAGACAGGATGATGCGCCTCTTGATCTCGGCGTCGATGAGCTTCGCGACGTCGGGGGTCATCATGCTGCTTCCCCGTGAAAGACGACGCCGCGCTTCGTGCCCTCGGAATAGATGAGCTCTATGAGCTCGCTGAATTCGGCCTTGTCGAGCTTTGACGAGCGGTAGCCGGTGGCGACTACGCCATCGCCGTCGAGCGCCGGCATGATCTTGCATCTGATCCCCATCGCCTTCAGGAAGGCGCACTTCCAATCCTCGCGGTCCCACTTCTCGCCGCCATGCGTCACCTGGTCGGCGATGTCGGTAAGCAGGCCCCACATGAGGCGGTTCTGCTGGGTGGTGCGCGGATCGTCGACGAGATCGAATTGCGCCCCGACCGGCGCATTGCCGACGGCGCGGATGAGGTCGGGGCGATTGTAGACGGTGATGAGGGCCGAGATCCTCATGCGGCGATCATCCTGACGAAGGTCGCATGGTCAGCCCAACCCTTCTTGCCGCAGATGCAGCGCAGGGTATAGCCGTCGCGATCCGGCGTGATGACCGCGATGTTCTTGCACCGGATGCACTGCCACTTGTTTTTCATGATCGCCTGCGTCTCGCGTCGCCGCTGGTCCGCGGCTGACCATTCGGCGTCCTCCTCGACCCTGGACTCGCGCAAAGCCCGCGCCTTGGCTTCGTAGGCCTGACGCTCTGCCTCCATCGCGGCGTCCAAGGCCTCACGCTCGGCGCGGGCCTTGGCCTTGGCTTTGGCGACCTTCTCCCGGTTGGCCTCGATCGCCACCTTGGTGAGGGCGCGGGCGGCCTTCTCCTCGGCCAGATCCCGCGCGATGGCGCCCTCGGCCGTGACGTACGCCTCGCCGGTATGGAGACGGCCTTCGCCGAGCCACGGGTCTGCGCCGCCGAGCGAGAAAGCGGCGGGGGCGGGGCGGCCGAGGCGGATGGCCTCGACGACGTCGTGCTCCCATTGGCGGTCATGGCCGAATACGCCCCGGTAAAGGAGTGGACTGACGGGGCGCCAGCGATGTTTCGGGGGCTCGGCCACTTGCTCATGCCGCCACCGGATGGCGCGCCTCGACCGCCAAAAGCTTGCCGCCGAGCTCGGATAGGAAGTCTTTCGCCTCGGCCTCCATGCGGGCGATTACTTCCTCGTCCCGCTCGACCCGGCGGATGAAAAACTGCAGGCCATCGGGAAAACGCGGGTCGTAGGATTGGAAGTCCCACCAGGCGCGCCGGGCGCAGGCCATGTTCCACTGGATCTGCGGCAGATGATCCTCCGGCACTGCATCGGAGAACAGCGTCTGCAGGTGGACCGAGCTCGTCGGGCACTTGATCTCAAGCCCGCCGTCGTCGCCGACCAGGCGGTCGGGCGAGGCGTGCGCGCCCTCGATTGTCGGGTGCGGGATCGGCCCGACTTTCACCACCGCAAGGTTGGTCAAAAAAGCGTAAGAGGCGACTGCTTCGTCCTCGTGCTGCGCGCCCCAATGCATGGCGTTGACGCGCCTCGCCGGCACGCCGGTCAGCCGCTCGGCGGCGAGCTCCCACATGAGGTCGGTCGCCTCTTTGGTCCTGTCGCCGCTGCGCTTCAGCGTCGCGAGCGCGACACGGATCTTGGATGCGCCGAGCGAGCCGCAGCGCGCCTGCAGAAAGGCCTCGCGCTCGTCGTCGGTCATAGCAGCTCCAACCACATCAGGAACAAGATGACGCAGACGGCGAATGCGGCGAACATGGTTGTGCCGCTCATAGGGTCGCCGCCTTCTGCGCCGCCCTCCGCTTCTTTTCGTTGAGCAGCGCGACGCCGCGCTTCCACTGCGCGACCGTGAGATCGGAGAAGCCGGTTGCGCCGAGGGTGTCGAAAAAGATCGCGAGATCGCTCTCCGTCTCCTTGAGCAGCTGCTGGACCTGGACGAGCTGGTCGCCGTCGATCAGCGCTTGATCGGGATCCTCGCCGCCCGCGCCATCGTCGTCGCGCCCAGCCGCGAGGCCCAGCGCCTGCTTGAGCGTGGCGCGCTGCATGAAGGTGACGGTGGAGGTGATCGCCTGGTTCGGGCTCTTTTGCCCCGACGTGTCTGCGAAGCCGTTGAGCGAGAACTCCTCGCTGTAGCCGTCGGCATGCGCGAAAATGCAGGTGACGCGCATCTTGTCGCTCTCCTGCGTCACCCGATGCGAATAGCTCAGGCCATACTTGGCGAGGATCGGATCGACGACCTGGGTGATGTCGAACAGATCCTCATGCTTGTAGGTGGTCCGCCCGCGCCCGTCCTTGTGGGCGTAATCGACGAGATGCGTTTTGATGATCGGCGGGAACTCGCCTTTCGCTCGCGCCTTGGCGTCGAAATAGGCGCGCTTTGCATCGGCGTCGTCGTCCTCCTTTGCCATCGCCCTGAGCTCTTTGAGCTTGGCGGCATCGATTTGGGGATCGCGCGCTGCCTGCAGGAACATATGAAGGCGCGCGAGCTTCGGATCGGTCGCCCCGGAGGGGGTCGCAACTGGGGGGCTGGGTTCCCCCTCCGGGACTAGCGGCGCCGACAACGGGGGGTTGCTGTCGGCTGGCGCGTCGGCAAATTTGGTCGGCTGGGTCATGGCCCAGCTTCCCTACTTGGTACATAGATGTCAATGCGACAACGCGCGTCGAAAAAATTTCCTGTGGATTAGCTTTTTTCGTCGAGGTCGAGCGAGGCCCTCACGATGTTGCCAATCCGGCGACGCTGCTCAGGAGTCGCGCGATCGATCTGGCCATAGAGGGCCGCCTCGTCGGGCGCGGTAAAGAACTGCGCCGGGGTGATGCGCAGCGCCTGCATGAGCCTGAACTGCATTTCCAAATGAATGCGCCGGTCGCCTGTTTCATAACGAGAAATGACGCTCGCGGCCGTGCCGACTAGCTTCGCCAGATCGGCCTGCAGCATCTTGCGATGCTCGCGCCATTCCTTGAGATAGTGGCGAAACGGTTGGTCGTGAGAGGATGCCATATTGGCATCCTACCACGCAACGGCGGTAAATCAAGCCCCTTCGCGAACCCATTTCGGGGGCACCGACCGCCTCTTGCGCGAATGTGCCAAATAAGCATTTATGGAGGCATGAGCAAATTTGTCCCCCAAAAGCGCACCCAGCTCATAGAGGCGCGCGAGCGGCAGGGGTGGACCGGAGCGGAGTTGGCCAAAAGGCTCAGCGCCTACAAATCCACCGTCTACCGGATCGAGGCCGGCGTCAGTCACCCGTCGCTCGCTCTGATGCAAAAGTGGGTAGCTGTGCTGCCCGGCGTGAGCATGGAAATGTTCTGGGCGCCGGGGGCCAAAGCCAGGCCAGGCAAAGCAACCTCAGCCCCCGCTCGCGACGCCGCGGCCTGATCCATGGGCAGGCGGCGACAAAAGGCGCCAGCGCCGATCGAGAAGGCCATCCAGGCCGCAGTCATCGAGCATTGGCGCACGCTCGGCCTGCGCGACACTTTGGTCGCCGCCATTCCAAACGCCGGCGCGCTCGGCCAGCCTGGCCTGACCTGCGGCCTCGGCGATCTCCTGGTCGTCTCGCCGAGCCTGCCGGGCTGCGTCGGCTTCCTCGAGCTCAAGCGCGAGGAGCGTTCCCCGGTCAGCGACGCACAGCGCGCCTTCGGGCGCCTATGCATGAAGCTTGGCGTGCCCTACGCGCTGTGCGTCGGCCGCGATGAGCCGATCCGCATCCTCGAGGCTTGGGGCGTCGTGCGGAGGGCCGCCGCATGAGCGATGTCATAGCCGACGACGATGTCGTCCTGCTCACGCCGTACGAAAGCCGCATGTGCGCGTGGGTCGGGAAACAAAGGTTCGCCGACGCCGAGCGACTGAACCGTGATCCAGGGCTAGGGCCGCCTCACGTTTGCGACGAGATGGATATTCGCGGCGCGCATTGCGAATATGCTGCGTCGCTCCTGCTCAATAGATACTGGCGGCCCTCGATTGGGAAGATCGACAATCCTGACGTGGGCGGCCTCGTCGAGATTCGTTCGACGGTTCTCGAAACTGGACGGCTGATCGTCAAGCCGGCCGACGACGACGCTCCTTTCGTCCTGATCGTGGCGAACATGGAGAGGCTTCGCTTCCGCTTCGCCGGTTGGATGTTTGCGCGAGACGCCAAGCGCTGGCCGCTCCTGACCGAATTTGGCGACCCGGCGCATTACGTCGAGCAATCGGCCCTGTCGACGCGCTCCGAGCTCATGGAGTGGCTCCGCGAAGCGGAGATGGAGGAAATGATGCAGTTCGCCAGGGAGACGCTCAAATGACCATCGCGGAACTGGTTAAGAAGCTCATGGACGCTGGGGCCAACGCCGAAGTCGTCGCGATCGCAATTCAAGCCATCGAGGAGGAGAGAACGCCGCCGCCGCGCCAGCGGGCCAGCCGGGCGAAGCGTCCGGAGATCGTGTCGCAGCGGGCTTAAACGAACCTGGGCGGCGCATTTGGCCGAACGCCGCCCAGGCCCAGGTTGGTGAGGAGTAGTCGACACCTCTCCCAGCCCTTTAGCAGATGTTTGTAACACTTGGAACACGCAAGTTTTCCGAGGACGCTAGTGGTTTGCGTGGTGCGTAACTGGCTCGTTGTCGGTCACGAAAGACGGCGGGGCGAGCCGGATAAACAGTCGGAACCGTGGGGCTCTCCGCCTTGCCGACAGCGTGGTGCGAAATTCCGGAGCGCGTGCCGGAGCGGGGGCGGCATTCCCCCGAGACAGTAGCGGGAAACCTTGGCGGCAAAGCCGGCTAGTCAAGGGACCTAAGCGGCGGGCGGCTCCGAAGGCCACACGACTGCGGCGGTCATAGCGACGAGCCTCGAGCCTCCGGGCCAG